CTGATGATACAGATGACTTTGATGTTCTTAAAAAAGCATCATCTGTTATAAAGTTTATGAAATTTATACTAAAAGGTAATAATGTTTTAGAGTTAGAAATAAAAATTAAAATAATAAATACTGAGTGGGGTAATATTCTTGAAAGTCTAATAGAATCCGAAATGGAGTTAGAACTTAGACAAAATATAGTAGATAACAAAGTAAAGTCATTTTACTTTGCACTTCCAAAATTGATATCATAAGAAAACCTCTCAAATTGAGAGGTTTTTCTTTTTTTATAGTAAGTTTTAGAATTCAAACTCGCCTCCGCCTTCAGTACCACCTTCAGCAGGAGGAGTTTCAGGAGCGGCTTGTGCCTCAGGAGCGGCTTGTGCCTCAGGAGCGGCTTCACCACCTTCTGCTGGTGTTTCACCACCTGGAGCACCACCTTCGGGAGCGGTAGCAATACCGGCAGCATCTTTAGCCCAATATTTTTGATTTTCTGCTTTTTCCTCAGGAGTTAATTTGAATACATTATCAATTAAATACTCAACATGAAAGTAAGGTTTTTCACCATTCATAATACCAACTAAACTACCAAAGATTTCAGCTTTCTTAGACAAGTTATTCAGTTTTTTCCATTCTTCAAATACTTGATTTGAGTTAAAGCTAATATCAACTTGATTTAATAAAATCTCATCTTGTTTTAGCTCAGGGAATTCAATTAACATTTGAAGTTTCAAAGGCTTAACAATGATTTCTTTAAAGTTAGCTCTTAATCTATTAATAAAGTTGTAAAATTTAATCTCATCTCTCGTCATATCCGCCGAGTCATTGATTAAGTTACCACCACCATTTTCTTTATCAAAACGTTGAAAAGGAATTTTAGATGCTCTTTTCAAAGCATTATAAAACCAAGTTAACATATCTGATTCATTTAAGTTATGTCCCTCAGGTGAAACTAATTCCATAGCTGGCGTACCAGCATCTCCATCCGGAAACCAAATTTGTTTGTTATAAGGTAAGTGTTTAGCACCGTTGATAGTTAGTGTGCCTAGTGAATCATCCCATTCAACTTCTTCCGAATAGTCATTTATTAATTGACCAATTTGTTCTTCAGCTCTTTGTCTTGATAAACCTTTAATAGGAATAGTAAACTTTTGATAAACTGTAGCATTAATAATGTTAAACATTACTCTTGTTTGCTCAAGAATCTTTAGTTGGTTATAAGGTTTAATTAAACCTTCCACATAAGATGTCTCTGAATAATCATTTTGACTAGAGTAAGAAATATAAACTAACTGAGAGTCTAAGAAGATTCTTCTTAATTGAGGATCTTCAGGAAACTGAATCCACAAGTGACCAATAGATGGTTCAAATGCTGGAACTAAAGTATCGGGTCTTAATCTATTAAACCCAATTATATTTTTCTTTTTATCATCATAAATAATTTCTAATGCTAAATAGCCATCAATAAGGAAGTCTTTCATCATATTCCAGGCAGTTATACTATCTGAGAATCCAAACTTATTATAAATCTTTTCAAAATACTCTTGATACTTATCTTTAATCTCTTGTGAGTAATCATTTGATAAGGGTTTAGGGAAACAGAAATCTCTTTCATCATTATAAACAATACTTTCATCTGCTAATGAACTAATAAAATCTCTAATTTCATCTTTAATTGAATATTCTCTTAAAATTCTTCTTTTATCACCATAAGCTTTATCTAAATAAGGAATAGATTTTCTGTTTAATACAGAAGCTACTGCTCTTTGAGAGAAGAAGTCATACATTGAGTTACCTCTAGCAGCATATGGATCTTCGTTTATTCCAATACCGACTTGGTTTCTAACAATCATATCATCATAGTTCATACCGTAAGATGATAAACCTCTTAAAATTCTATTAAAAAGTCCTTTATTTTCAACAGCACTGTTAGTATAGGCAAAATTACTTTGACCTGAACCTGCTTGGAATTGATTATATGATGCCATTTATTAAAAAGTATTTCGTTTATATATTAAAAAATATAAGTCTCTCTAAAAACAATAAAACCCACTGTTTCAGTAGGTTTTTTATATATTACAAATAATAAGTTCTTTGTATTAGTTTAAGATCTCCAGAATTTAAGTTATACTCTTTTAAGTATCCAATAAAATCTGGTTGAAAAAGACAAAGTTGTTCAATTAGTTGACCAAACTTAATTGTAGATTTTCTATTCATAAATTTATTACCTTCCTTCCAACTAATTTCACCCTCAGGTGTAACATTGGATATTAAACTATGTGTATATCCATCATTAGATTCAAAAATAACTTGAAGAGTCCAATCTTTTCCTGATTTAAATACTCTAGCTGTGTGAAATTTTTCCATTGGAAATTCTTTAACATTACTAACTAAAATATCAAAATTCATATTTCTTATAATCATCATAGCCATATTTTTAGCATGTGATTTAACTTCTTCCGCTTTCTTAACTTGACCATACCCAGTCATTTTATCAGCAGCGCTCATATATGTAGAGTAAGTAAGTTCTTCAAATTTTCTTAGATGTCTCATTTAGAATTGTAATTTTTATAGAGTATATATTATTATCTATTACCATATTTTCTCAAATTGGTCTGAATTCTTTTAATATGGTCCTTAAGTAAAACATACTTTTCGTTAATTTCACCTTTAGTGTCAAAAAAGTCATCAATTGTTGATTTCATTATTTCTTGATTTCTTTTATCTTTATCTTTTAACTTAGCTTGCCATATACTAAATAATTTACCTGGATCGTATTTATTTTTAGGGTGACCCGCAATTAAGAATCTTGGAACAGAATTCATCACTATTCTATGCGTAATTTTAATCTGTAATGCATTGTATTCAACTAAAGCATATTCAAATCCATATTTAATTAACTCACTATACATACCTTCATAATTAACTTTTAAAGGTCTATCTTTTTCAAAATCTTCCTCAATCATAAAATTATCAAATAGATAAGCCCTAACTTCTAATGGTATAAAATTAAAATTAACTCCAAATATTACTATTTGATTTGATATTTTTTTAAAATTAGTAACAAATACAGGAGACCATTTCATCCAGTTAGAATCATCTAAATAGTGAAAATGATAAAAATTACCTGGTGATATATCACTAACATCAACAGATTTGACATCTTTATCCGACTTTTGATATTTCTCGTAGAAATACAATGAGTTATTTTTGAAGTTATCCGCCAAGCCATCACCATCAACCAACATTCTTAATCCTATTCTATCTACTAATTCTCCCATGGAAATCAATTTTCTTTTATATATAAAATAAATAATCTAAGGTATGTTAAATTCAAAACCAAATAACGCTAATTACAACCAAGGTAACTATATACCAAAATACAAAGACAAGGTAATTAAATTGAACACACAAGGAGGTGTTTATTATAGAAGTTCTTGGGAAAAGAAGATAATGACTTGGTTAGATAATAACCAAACTATAACTAAATGGGGTGCTGAGTGTCTAAGAATACCGTATCAAATGACACACTTTGATAATGGTGATACTAAATTAAAAGAACACTCTTATTATCCAGACTTCTATTATGAGATGAGAAACTCTGACGGAGTACTTAAACAAGTAGTTGTAGAGGTTAAACCATTCAAAGAGTATAAGATGGTTCAGGACTTAAACGAAGGTAAAATGGTTGTTCCTGAGAACGGTATGAAGAAGTTAAAAAACTTTGAGTATGATCTTAAAATGGCTTACAAGAATAAGAACAAATGGGAAACTATGATTAACTGGTGTAACACAAAAGGCTATGAGTTTATTATCATAACTGAGCAACATCTAAAGAAGTTTAACTTATAATTTTATAAAAAATAATAATTAGTATAAAAATTATAGATATACTTGGTAAAATATTATCCCATATAATATAAAGTTTTCTACTTATATGGTAGAATGGAAATCTAATAAGATGTAATGAACCAAGAAATATAAACATTTCTGATTGAGACGACCACAAACCTATAACTATCCAAATCCAAAACATTAGTCTGAATACATAATGTAAGATATCAAATTTACTAAAAGACTTAACATCCAAAGACTTAATACTAATATCTAGTCTAGTTTTATTAAAAACATAATAAACTTCATTAAAAGCAAATAAAATAGATATTAAGTAATATAAAGTAATCATATATTATCTGTGTTGAATATTATTTCTTCAAATTTTAATAAATTTTGAAAAGATGATTCATTGATTTTAACAGAATTCCTTTCTAGAATCATATTAAATATTTTATCTTCTACAAAAACCTCTACACACTCGCCAATAATTCTATCATATTTATTAGGAATAGTTGAATTATCTCGAGTATTATAGATCGAAGATACATAGATGTCTCTTTCCTTAACATTTAAATGTAATGAACAGCCATTGCTAAGAAATTGATCTTTGGAATTAGATTCCTCCCAAAGTTGTAATATTACTTTATTCATTTTTAAATTTTTGTATTTATTTTAGTAACCAAATTAAACAAAGTTTAGTAAAAATAATAAAATAAAAAAACAAATAATTTATGAGTAATATAAAATTAGAGTACATTTGGCTTGATGGTTCAAACCCTCAACAACTTAGAAGTAAAACTAAAATCGCTTCAGAGATTAATTCAATGAATCCTTCTGACTATTCTATATGGTCATTTGATGGGAGTTCAACATTACAAGCACAATCAGGTAAAGGTAAAAACACAGACTGTTTACTAAAACCTGTATTTGTAACAAATGATCCATTCAGAAAAGGACCAAATAAATTAGTTTTCTGTGAAGTTCTTAACCCAGACGGAACAGCACACAAAACAAACAATAGAAGAAAGCTATCTCAAAAAGTTAATGAATTGAATATCAATTCAGGTGATAAATTACAACTTCCTTGGTTCGGCTGGGAACAGGAATATACATTAACACATAAACCAATGATTCCATTTGGTATTGGTGAAGGTATTCCATTAGGATTTACTTTAGATCCAAAATCAACACCAAGACCACAAGGTGACTACTACTGTGGTATCGGCTCTGATAATGTAGTTGGTAGAGATATTGTTGAAGAACATATGAATATGTGTATGGAAATTGGCTTAGATATCTCTGGTATTAACGCTGAAGTTCTTCTAGGACAATGGGAATATCAAATTGGACCAGTTACCGCTTTAGAAGGTTCTGATCAATTATGGGTTTCTCGTTATTTATTACAAAGAGTTGCTGAAAAATATAATGTTAAAGTCTCTTTACACCCTAAACCATTAAAAGGTGACTGGAACGGAACTGGTTGTCATGTTAACTTCTCTACTAAAGAAATGAGAGAAGAAGGTGGATTAGATGTAATCAAAGAAACTATGTCTAAATTAGAAAAGTATCAAAAAGAACACATTAGTGTTTATGGATTGCATAACGACCAAAGATTAACTGGTGCTCACGAAACATCAAGTATCAACGATTTTAGTTATGGATTTTCCACAAGAGATACCTCTATCAGAATTCCAGCACAAGCAATTGTTGAGAATAAAGGATATTTTGAAGATAGAAGACCAGCTTCTAACTGTGACCCTTACCAAGTATCACTTAGAATGTTAGAAACTGTTTACTCCGAAGTTGAAGTTTCAACAGAAGCATAACATAAATGAATTACTTTAAAAAATCCACTCAATTGAGTGGATTTTTTAAAGTAATTCATTTTTTATAAATCCACTTCTCTTGACCACATGAAAAAACTCTATAATATCCTTGGTCATGCATTATCTCCACTTCAGTTTTATTTTTATCAAATCCTTTACTGACTAATTTCTTTTTTGAAAAATTAAATCTATGTTTTTTAACACCATCAACTATCCAAAAATAATTAGGACTTGATAGTGAATGCTTCTTAAAGCCTAATATATCATATATACTCCCGCTAAAAATTGATATGTCAGCATATGATATAACCTCCGAAACATCCAAACTATTTAACATATAATTGAACAATTTAGATGCTGATCCAATAACTATAGTATTAATAATATTACAAAAACGAATAAGCTCATACTCTAATTTACCATTTGTGTATCTATATCCAAATGTCATTAAACTTACCAATTTATCATCATAGTATAAGCCTAATTTAGTAGATGAACTAGAAAACCCCTGAATATGATTATCATCTAAGAATTTTCTAGAATCTTTTGAATTAACACATCTAACTATACACTTTCTAGCAAAAATCTTTTTTCTTATGTATCCAACTTTATTTAAAATGATAGATTTTATAATATCTTTTTTATTTTTCCAATCATCCTCCCAAATATGTATTAAATTTATACCTAATTTATTGCATTTAATAGTCTTATTAAGGTGATATTTTTTGTCTTTATATAGTTCAGAGTGCCAATACAAACCATTAACCTCTATAGCTATCTTTTGATCTGGTAGATATACATCTAATTCCTGACCACTAAGTATACTTCTGTCATTTTTAATATAACTTATATTATTGTCGTCTAGAAATCTAATCAACTCTGATTCAATTGATGAGTATTGCAATCCAACTTTATTACAACTCGTGCATATAGTAACACCTAATCTATTTCTAGCAATAATCAATCCTTTATAAATTGAAAAGGTGGATCCACAATCTTTATGAATAATTGAAAAATTCTCATTAGAATAAGATAGGACATCATAGTCATATCTTAATAGATATTTAAATTTTTCATATGTTAATCTTTCCCTGTGATTTTTAATTTTTATTTTGAAATCATCGGTTTTAGAAAGATGTGTTACTCCGTGTTCCTTTATACAATTATCTACAATTTTCTTTTTTATAATTTTTGACTTCATTGGATTATCAACTCCATATTTTTCTAAACTACTTGATACTATCTTCTTTTTACACTCATCTGTTTTTGAATAGGTCTCTTGTCCATATTTCTCAATGCATGTTGTTTTTGATTTTTTCCTAATAGCATCACTCTGCATTGGATAATCAACTCCAAAATTTTTGTTATTTGTTTTTCTTATTTCTTCCTTAACAACATTGTTGGAGAATGGATTGTCACATTTGTATTTTTGATTGCTTGTCTTTTTGAATTTAACTTTGAAGTCATCCGTCTTTGAGTAGTGATCAACTCCATACTTATCAAGTATTTTATTTTTCAATAGTTTCTTAACTAAATCATT